CCGGCGCATTCATGCACGAGGGTTCGGTTTCGACGTTCGCGCCCTGCTCCGTTGGACCCTACAAGTGCTGGCTGGGCGGTACGCCCAACGGCCAGACGGTGGCCTATCGTGCGCTGGGATTTAACCCGGAGCGCATCAGCACGCACGCGCAGGAAGAGGCGTGGAACAGCGCAAACTTCAAGGTGTCCGATGCGGTGAGTTACTGCTATCTGGATGCCGGCCACATGTTCTGGGTCTTAAACTTTTGGCAGCAGCAGCAGACGTGGGTCTATGACATGACCGAGGGCCAGTGGCATGAGCGGGCCGGCTACAACCCGGTGGTCACGGGCTGGATGGCGCGGGCCGGATTCATCCGCTACCAGCCCTGGTATCACGCCTTCGTCGCCGACTGGGGGCAGGGGGGCAAGCACATTGTGGGCGACCCGGCCACCGGCAAGCTCTACGAGCAGAGCCTGAATTTCTACGACGACGACGGCGTGGCGATCCAGTACCTGCGCGCGTTCCCGCACCTTCTGAACGAGAACCGCTACCATTTCCATCACCGGTTCGAGGCGTACCTCGAGACGGGCACGGTCACGGGCGCCATTCCGGAGATGGTAATCGGATTGGACTGGAGCAACGACCGCGGGCACACGTTCCTGCCCGTGCCGCAGTTCCAAAGCAGCGGCGCCGCTGGCAACTACAGCAAGCGCATCGTGTGGCGGCGCCTCGGGCGATCGCGCGATCGCGTGTACCGGATTGGCGTGCAGGGCAAGGGCAAAGTGGCAATGACCGACGCCTTCCTGGAAGCCACGCCTGGAATCGCATAATGGGCACCCTGACCATTCCGCCGTACCGTGCCGCCCTGCTCACCGGCGCCGATGGTACGCCGATGGTCCGCGCCGCCGGCCCGGACTCCAAGCAGATCCAGACCGAGCTGCAGTGGTACATGTTCTGGCAGGACGTCGCGCGACAGATCAACGCCGGGTCGCAGGCGATCGATAGCCTCGAGGGACTGGTCACGTTCGGCAATCACCTGGACCGCCCGGACGGGCGATTCCAGCACGACGGCGCCCTCTACGTCGAAGTGGACCGCGGGAGCGTGCTTTACCAGAACCAGGGCGGCGTCTGGCAATACATCGCCGGCATCATGTACGGCACTCTCGTTCCCGATCAGAGGCCCGCGGACCTCGCGCCGGCCGCCGATGCCGGGTTCCAGTTCCGCACCACGACGGATCCCGCGCGGGCCTTTACCTGGAACGGCGGCGAATGGGTGGAAACCACGCCGATCCGCTACGGCACGCACGCCGAGCGGCTGGCGGCGCCGATCGCGGACCTCGTTTCGGGCATGTTGTGGATGGAGACAGACCGCGGCAGCGTGATCTACCAGAACCAGGGCGGGACGTGGCTGTTCCTGAACGGCACCATGTGGGACACGATGAGTCCCGACAATCGCCCCACAGACCTCGGCGTGCATGATGCCGGGTTCCTCTATCGCAGCACCGATGCGCCGGCACGCGAGTTCGTCTGGAATCAGGTTGCCTGGGTAGAGACGACACCGCTTCTCGATCCGACCACGACGAAGGGCGACCTGATCGCGCGCGGTTCGACGGCGCCGGCTACCCGGTTTCCGGTGGGCAGCAACGGCCAGGTGCTGACCGCGGACTCCACGCAGACGCTGGGCGTCCGGTGGGGCACGCCGGCGGGCGGCGGCCTGCAATGGGTAAACGCTTCCTCGCCGCTGACCCTGACCACCACGATGACGGACGTGCCCGGCCTCACGCTGACCCTGCCGAAGGCCGGCATTTACCAGATCTCCGGGGTGATCGATTTTGCCGCCAACGATTCGCAGGCGCTGCTGCTGGGCCAACTGGTGGTCAACGGCTCCGCGCACGGGACTCTGGTGATTTATCAGGCATTCAGCGTGCCCTCACGCGCAACGGTCGCGCAAGTCTGGATGCTCACCACCGGTTCGCCGGGCGTGGTCGTCAAGATCCAGGCGAACAAGAACCTCGGCGCCGGCGGCAGTCTGGCGCACGTCCATAGCACCCTATCGGCCGCATTCCTCAGTCCATGATCCATATCGAACGCTCGCAAGATTACGCGCTGATCCGCGGGATCATGACGTGCAAGGCCGTGTATCGCCACCTGACCGACGACGCCTCGCCCGCGGCCGAGGACTGGCGGCCGATCGAGAGCGATGGCATCTACTACCTGGTGGCCTGGGACGGCAACTCGCTGCTCGGGTTGTGGATGCTGCACCCGCACAATGGCGTCTGCTGGGAGATCCACACCGCGCTGTTGCCGGATGCCTGGGGCGACCGGGCGCGGCGGGCGGCCGCCGCGATGCTCAAGTGGGTTTGGGGAAACACCCCATGCCGGCGCATCGTGACCAACGTGCCCGCGAATAACCGGCTTGCCTACCATTTCGCGGTCCAGGCGGGCATGGAAGTGTACGGCACCAACGAGGCGAGCTTTTTGAAGGGCGGCCGTCTGCTCTCTCAGATTTGCCTCGGCATCAGCCGTCCGCGCGATTTGCCGTTGTTTGAAGCCGCAGAAGTATCGATTCCCCGCGATTCCAGCCTGCTGGCTGCGTCCACGGGTCCAAAGGAGGGGTAAGTGCCAGCAATCGCAATTCCAGCAGCTATATCCGCGGGATCCAGCATTCTCGGGGGTGTCCTGGGTTCTCGCGCGTCGAAAAAGGCCGGGCAAATACAGTCCGACCAGGCGAACAGGTCCGCGCAGGAACTGAAAGACGTTCTGAACGAGTACAACCCGCGCATCGGGGCCGCGGCCGATACCGCGGCCGGCAACGTCAATGCGGCGACCGGCGCCGGCCAGGAGGCGATCCGGGGAGCGGTGGGCGCCGGGCAGGGGCGGATCGACGACGCGACGGCGCAGGCTCTCAAGTTTTTGTCGCCGTACATGGACGCAGGGGGGCAGTCGCTCTCCACCCTGATGAGCGGCCTGGCTCCAGGTGGCGACCTCAACAAGACGTTCACCGCGGCCGACATGCAAGCCTACGATCCCGGCTACGCCTTCCGCATGGAGCAGGCGCAGAAGGCGCTGCAGGGTTCGGCGGCCGCCCGCGGCGGCGCGCTGGGCGGCGGCGCACTGCGCAGTTTGGTGGGACTCAGCCAGAATCTGGCATCGGGCGAGTTCGCGAATGCCGAGCAGCGGTTCCGGGCGCAACAGGGCGACCGGTTCAACCGGCTCAATAGCCTCGTGAACCTCGGCGCGACCACCGCAGACCGCGCCGCCGGCTACGGCACGGCAGGCGCCAGCGAAGCGGCACGGCTCGGGCTGACCGGCGCGACTTCGATCGCGGACCTGGGCTACCGCGGCGCGACAACCGCCGGCGGGTACACGACGGACGCGGCGCGGGACATGACCGGCAATGCGCTCCGGACCTACGGGAGTATCGAAGACCTGCTGACCGGCGGCGCCGCGGCGCGGGCCGCAGGCACGGTGGGATCCGCGAATGCGTGGACCGGCGCTCTGTCCGGAGTCGCCAATACGGCGGGCCAGGTGGGGCAATACTACCAGGGCAAGCAGACACTGGCGACGTTGATGGCGAATCCAGCCACGCGGCAAATCCCCGGTGGCGTCCCGGGCGGGATAAACAGTCTGCCGCTACCGATGCCTTACGACCCGGGTAGAACAGGTACGGCATACCTCAGACGGTATTGAGCAGAGGTTCACATGGCACTCAATCCTGAAATCTCCCTCGGCGTGCGGCCGCCGGTGATCCAGCCGCTGCAGATTCAGAACCCGCTCGAGCAATTCGCCAAGGTTCAGACGCTGCGCAACCTTATGCAGGAGCAGCAGTCCGGGCAACTCGGGCTGCAGGCGCAACAACTGAAGTTGGATGAAGCGCAGCGGGGAATCGCGGACGAGCAGTCTCTGCGGGATCTGTTGATCAAGAACCCGAATGCCGGCGCCGCGGAAGTAATCGGAGCGGGCGGGCCGGTGCGCGGCATGGCCTGGCTCAAATCGCAGCAGGAAGCGGAGAAGGCGCGGTTGGACCGCCTCACGCAAGCCAATACGCTCAACGTCAACAACGCCAAACGGCGCGCGCAAATTGCAGCCGGCGTGACCGACTTGGAAAGCGCGAAAAAGGCGGCATGGCAGGCGGCGAACGAGGGCGTTTACGATATCGATCCGGCGAAGAATGCACAGAAGGCGCGCGACGTCCTCGAGCACCTC